AGTTTACGCATTACGTCTGACTTAACTTGTAACTGTTGCTCTCTATCAGGTATTCCGTTGTTAAAGTTCACAACCTTAGTTCCACTAAATCCGTTCTGTACGTCATTAATTAGAAAGTCAGATACTTCGCTTTCAAGTTCTGCATACGCTATACCACCCATATAATCAGGTGGGCAGTAATAATCGTAGCCTGATAGGTATCTTTTAATTATTTTAATCTCAGGTTCTGTACCATTGCCAAATCCAAAGGCTGCAATTCTCTTAGGCTTATCGTTTGGCTTTATTTTAGCCCAGTCGTGAAAATAATAATATGCTTCTATCTCCCCATCGTCATTGCACTTTTCCGCTCTTAATGTTTGTCTTGGAAAGTGTTCGGCTCTTGCTACTTGTTTGTCATTGTACAATACCTGAAAACTTGCCTCTCCTAATAGTTTAAGGTCAAAGGTTATTTTTCTAAGACACGAATCGTGAAATATAGACCTAAGTGCAGCATACTCGTCAGTTTTAGTGCTACTGTCTAATGCATCTAACCCTTTACCATATATCATTTGACTAACACCATTAATAATAGCGTTGTTTGTAGTTGACTCTATAAAAAGGTCTATTAAATAAGAATAAAAATCGTTATTATCGCCATACTCTACCCATTCCCTTTTTTTGTCCTCTTTTATTTGAGGTCGGTTGTAAGACGATAAACTAACTATGTGTACGTTTTCCATTATAAGAATATAAATTCATTTGTTGTGTTCTGCTCCGTGTATTGGCTATCGTTTACTGTAAAGTCCGTAATAGCTTGATTAGTGCAAAAAACCTTGTCTTTAAATATTACATCGCTTCCTGATTTAACAGTAACCATATAAAAATTATCTTGCTTTACACCAAAGATAGCATTTAGTCTATTGTAGTACAAATTCTCTGTTATAGTATCTACGTCTTGATTGTAAACCTCTGTATTGGTTTGTTCGTTTACTATGGTCACGTTATAGGTGTTACCGCTTGTAAAACTTCTTGGTATAAAATCTAAGTTTTGTGCAGATGCACTTTCTTGTAAAACTATCATATATATACAATAAAAAAACTTGAATTTTGTTATTTATAAAGCAAAAAAAAAGGGCAGCTAATGCCACCCCTTATCCTAAACATTCCTAACTATTAAGAGTTAGTTCCCTCTGTTACTGTAACTGTAGAAGTAAGTCCTGCGAATGGGTTAGCTTCCGTTGCACCCTCTAAAAAGTTAGCAGGTACTTGTTCTTTTGCGGATAGTGTTAGTGTATATCCACTTAAATCGCCCATAGCAGCACCAGTAACGATAGTCCCTCCGTTTACCTCTGCTCCGTGTTCTGCACCCATTAAAAAGGCATTACCATTATAATCAGCTACTACAACGTGTGGTCTGCCATACGCTAATAGTTTTAATTCTTTGTTATCCTCTAAGGTTAGTTTTTTAAGCGTAATATTTAGAGATTGTTCAAAGAAAGTCGTACCGTTCTCTCTTGAAGAAGTAATAGTTTGCTCGAAACTACTATTTCCTTTTAGTTCATATTTAAAAGCAGTAACTGCACCTAAGTCATCTACTACATCTGTATTAGTAGAGTCGTATGTAATTGCAATATCTCCGTAGTCTATAAAATAAACCTCTTTAATACCGCCAACTACATCCTTGCAAGGTTCTTTTCTGCCTTTTGTTAAATCACAAGCCATATTTTTTTAAATTAAAAAAGGGTAGGCAGATATAAAACCACCTACCCCTTATTGTTAGTTATTCAATTCTTAGTTAGCAGAGTTGGTAATTCCGTAAGTTACAATATCAGAAACGATACCATATTCTACACCTGCGGTAAATCTCATTACTACTCTTACGTTTTGCGAACCATCAAGGTCAGCCATATCTAAAACTTTTACTTCGTTGTGGTCAGAAAGTAGTCCTGTACCAAAGTAGATGTTAGATTTTTCAGCAGCAATAGCAGTATTATCTGCAAGACCGTTAGCTACAAATAGTTTAACACCATCAAAGCTGAGTCCTCCACCTGCATACCATTGTGTACCTTTGCTGTCTGTACCTGCTGCACCAATTTGTGAAGCAAATCCGCCTAAGGCTCTTACATAGGCTCTTGCAATGTTCTGTGAAACATAGATAAACAAATCTTCGCTATTATAAAGTGAAGAAGGTATTGCATCTACAATGCTTCCAATTTGTGCAATTACGTTTCCTGAATTAACAGTAGTACCTGAAACTTCTTGTGCGGCAGGTAAGTTAGCATCAAGAGCAATCTTAGTAGAAATACCGTCAAACTGTCCTGAAGTGGCAGTTGTACCAGTCCAAATACTGTTCTCTGTTCTTTGTGCTACTTTAGCAGCTACGTGAGAAATTAAAAAATCAGAAAATTGTGTAGGTAGGGTTTGATGGGCAGAAAATCCCATAGACAAAGCCTCCCAATCATCTTGGAAATCTGACTTACATAGTTGTAGGTTAACTTGTTGAAACTCAGGGGTTAAAGTCCGTTCATCTAAAGTAATTGTTGACGTCGCTGAAAAATCACAACTTGCATCTTTTACGATGTCATCTGTGCTTACGGTTTTAATAACGTGCTGATACTTTACATTAGGCTTGACGGTAATACCACCGTTTTCAATAGTGTTAGCCGAAAGAAGTGCTGCCGAAATGTATTCTCCTGCAAACTCTCCGTTATAAGCTACACTTGCGTTTTGTGTTGTAGTTGTTGCCATTTTTTAAAATTATTTATTTTTAATATTTGAAATTCTTTCCATAACTCTGTCGGCAGTTGTCATTTCTCTTTTCTGTCCGTAGAGTTTCATTTCTCTTTGTGGTTCTGCTTCAGGGTTGTGTGTTACTTTTTCAAGTTCTACTTTTTCTTCAACCTCTTTAGAAAGTTCTTCTTTGTCATCTTTTTCTACTTCTGACATTTCATCTTTCTTTTCAATCATTGCCTTAATTTCCTCAATCATAGATTTGACTTCTGCAAGTTCTTCTTTAGTTGCGTAAGCCATTTCTTCTTCTTCGAGTTCCTCTGACGCTTCTTCTTCAGTTGGTTCTTCAGTTGGTTCTTCAGGTTTTCCGATTGCAGCAATAATGCCTTCTTCTTCAACCTTTAGTTGTTCACCATCCTCTAAAGTGTAATCACCTACAGGTAATGCTACCTTTTCATCGTCTGTTACAATAAAAACTTCACTTCCTACTGCGAAGTCCTCACTTTCTATAACAGCACCGTTCTCCAAAGTAGCTTGTGCCAATTTTACTTCCTGAGATGCTTCCACCCCAACAAGTTCTTTTACTTTGTTTAACATATCTGTTGCTTTCATATATATATCAATAAATTAATATTCTTTTTGTTAGGTTTTTAAAAAATTTTAGAACTGTATATTATTAATTCATACTCCAATTAATTCCTTTTTCTTGTTTAATATAGTTTTTTTGCTCTTTAATTAATCGCTTTGCTTTATCAACCCCTTTTATTTCTTGTGAATTTAATCCTAAATCAGATACTTTTTTTATAAATATTTTTAATTTATTTTCTACATCCTCAATATCTCCTGTTGTATCATTTAGTGTGTCAATCCACATTTGATAAGCTATGTCCCATTTTTCAAACGCATCACTTACTTTTCTTTCTTCTTGGATTAAAACAGAATCAAATACTTCTAACTGTTTTAATATTTGGTTTATGTTAGAAGATAAATTAACTTTATGAGTTGCTAACTCAACTTGTTTTTTACCTAACTTGGTAAGTATCTTTTGTACGTCTGGTTTCATAATAAATATTTTATATCGTTTTAAGGTCAGAAATAAATTTTGTTATTGTGCTTCTCATAGTTCTAACTTGGGAAACTGCTGAACCGTCTGAATCAGTAATGATATTTGTTTCTCTAATTTGTACCCCTAAATCTTTTTCTAACTGCTTTAGTTTTCTTGCAATTTTTTTCTTTTCCTCATTATTTTGTAGATAATCGTTTAAATCCCTTAATAAGGATTTTGCCTCTGTTTCAATTTTAGAACCTGATGATGCAAAACTTTTTTCTAATCTTATATCAACATTTACTAATTTTTCGTAATCACTTATTAAAGACAAATCAACCTTTTGCGTAGAAAACTTTTGTAGTATTTTTTTAACCTGAGGTTTCATATATATATAATAAGTTATTTAACGTTTTGTTATATTTTTAGGTGATTGTAGCGTATTCAGTTATTATTCCACTTTGTACTCGTATCTGTTCATTTTGGTTTGTTTGACAATAATATCCATCAGCAATAGTTGTCATAAAATTTGATGCGGTGTTATAACCTTGCGCATTTGATTTTTGAATATTTACAAAAATTCCTGATTGTTGGTCAAATTTAAATTCATAAACTGCTTTATTAACCCCTGAAGCTGATATTGGGTCAATGTCGTTTCCTGATGAATTTTTTAAAAGGGAAACTATGTAATGTGTAACATTTCCGCTTCCTGTTTGAACTGATGTAAATTGAGTATCTGACCTATGTGAAAGTAAATGTGTTATTATACCACCAAACCCAACCGCATTATAAATCGCAGATGATTCTGTCCAAGTAATTCCTGCTGAATCTCCACTTACAACAGTTGGCTCTGCATATCCAAAAAAATCAATCCCTCCTGTTGCAACAATATCTTTAGTAGTTGTTGAACTGTCTGGAAGGTTTGCGCCTTTAAAAGTGACCCTCCAAGTCCTTTCGCCTGAAAGGTTGTTTGAAGTGTATCTTTTTGTGTGGCTAGGTTGATGCGCATTAAATGTACAGCCTGAAATTGTTTCGCCTGTATTTGAGTATCCACTTGGTACTGTAAACCCATAGGTGTATGTAAATTGAACATCGGCAAGTGTTGTGTTGCTGCCAGATGCCCCTCCGCTTACGCTTGTAAAAAGGTTTCCGCTTGAAAATGTAGCTGTAGAACTACCTTCAGGTGCGGTGTAAATTGTCGCTGTTCCTACATCTATACAAGAGTAATCACCTAAAGCAGGTTGTGTTGCGGTTGTTGTACAGGCTAAGGTAGCACCCGAGTTAAAATATCCACTTGGGACAGTAATGTTAACATTTAGCGTTCTTAGTGTATCCTCACTTACTGTACTAAACGAAGATGGGCTAGTTGAAGATATTGTGCCAATATCAATAGATGGTAATGTAATAACTCCATTTTGTAATATTGAAAACCCTGTAAAAGTAATATCACTACAGGAAAGCGTTGGCGTAGCTGATTGTGTTACTAAATCTGTTTTGCTTACAGTATCACCTTTGTTAGCAAACTTAACCTCTTCCGCGTTTACAACAACACTTTCAGGTACTACTAAACTTGATGTTACAGCCCTTGGTGTGTCTGTTGATACAGGCGTAAACGTTGTTGGTGTAACTGTAACCGTGCCTAAGTCAGCACCTTTATAGTTTGCGGTTGGGGTTGAAACATCACCATCCTGTGATATACTTAAACTTTCAATAGTTACTAAACTTTCACTTAATGCAAGACCTGTTATACTACCTATGCCTTGTGATTGATATTCTCCATCGCAACACTCTGTTGAATAGGTGTTAGTATCCCAACAAAGGCAACCTCTTCTATTGTCTTGTGGTACTGGTGGTTTTATTCTGTTCCTCCCCATTATTTAATTGGTACGCAGTTAGGTACTCTTTTACCATTCTTCATTTTAAAACCTATCATTTCGTATCCATCATAACAAGGTTTTTTTAATGATGCCTCTAACAGGTCGAGTTCTTTTAGTTTAGAACCTGCCCATCTTAATCCTGCTTTTCCACCCCATAACAAATAAGAAATAGTACCACAAGCTTTAGTATCGCCTTCATCGTAGTACTCCTCTGCTCTTGACAGGTAACTAAACATTCTTTTAATGGTTTCTACTGTTATGGCTTCGCCTTTAGCTAATTGTTGTGCTCTTACTTTACCAACTTGTGTAGCACATTTATTGTTTTCTTTTTCGTTTAGTTCTATGCCACGTTTTGCGTTGTTTTTTACACCATCAGGATAATCAGCATAGCTTTCAAATTCCTGCTCATTATCAAACAAATTAGTAAGTTGGTCTAATATGTGTTGCGCTTCTTCTTCTTCAATTTTAGACAGTTCGTCTTTTATAGATTTGTCTTGTGGTTTCTCTAACTTGTCCGCAAAGTAGCCTTCTATAGAAAACCCTTTTACCTTACCTGTTTTAACGTAGTCGTTCCATACCTCATCGTTTAAAACTTTCATTGATACCATCCAAGTTCCAATAGGCACATCTAAATCGTAATGCCTTGTTTTGTCTTTTTCGCCCTCTACTATCCAACTCTCTACCGCAGTTAGTCCAGTAAGCGGCATATTGTGTTCTAAGGTTGAATTGTTTTGGTTGCCTCTTATAAAAAAAAGTTCACTTGCTTTTCTTACTGTATCTTTTGAAAAGTATATATAATATTCTTCTTCTCCGCTTTTACGATAGATAGGCTTGTTAGGTACTAAAGCAGCACCCATTAAAATACGCTTTTCCTTATCTACCTCGGCAAGTTTAAACTCTTGTTTTTTTAACGCAATAAAATCTTCTTCTATTGCAGGACTTTCTACAACGCTTATAGCCTCAATTCCTGAAACGTCATCGTTTTCATCTATTACAAGTTCTACGATATTCATATTATAACAATATTATTTATTGGTTTTTGTTTTATATTGACGCACTCTCAATAATGTTTCTATCTAAACTTTGTGCAGTCGTCACATCATTACTTACTACAAACGCTTTTACTGGTTGTTGTTCTCTTTCGCCTATGGTTTGTGCTAACTGACTTTCAGGTGCAGCACCTACTACGTTAAAAGATGGAGGGGCAGGTCTTGATGGTGCGGCTGAACCTCCACCCTTGCCGCCTGAAACCGAAGGTCCTATACTTGTTATTTTTTTAACATTAGCAATACCTGCTGCAACTGCTGCTGCGGCAGCAATACCTCCTAATACAGGACCTACTATTGGAATCCCTGCTAAAGACGCATACGATGAGGTAGCACTTTCGTATGTTTTTATTGTTGTTTGCGCTATTGCCGCTGCTTTACCTGCTTTACTTTCCTCA